GAAATCTGCAAACACTTTAATCTTCTGTTCTTCGAGATTGCGACTAGAAGTCTTTTGAATAGTTTTCTTTATTTCTTCAAGACGCTGTGCCTTTAGAATACCGTTATCCCAAACCCACTCAACACCTTCCATAATACCTCTAACAAAGGCATCAGGAGCAGAAGGATCAGCAACAATATCAGCAGCAGTAGCTAGATGAAAGTCATCTTGTACTTCATTGATACCCTTGCTATTAGCAACAAGAGATCCCATACCTCTTGAAGATACGCCGAGCTTTGCACCTTCGCTCATAAGGCTTTTAACAATTTGACCATAAGGAGTATCCATAATCTTTGCCTTACCAACAAAGTTAGAACCTTCTCTTACCAGCTTTTGTGTCATGTGCGAAACGCGTTCAAGATTAATGTTAGGACCAGAAGGATGGCCTAGTTCGCCAAACGCTCTGTTCTCTTTAACATATTCTGTATTGTATCTATTAACTTCTCTTTCAAGAATTTCACCACGATACATTCTACCGTTTCGGTTAGGTAAGTCAGCTTGCATAAAGATACCTTCAATGAAGAAGTGCTGCTTACCTTCTTTTTCTTCTACGAGAAAGTTTACACTCTCGTTAACTTCGCACATTAGTTTCATCTTAGTCCTCTTAATACTCGCTAGTAAACGTTGACACTTTTTGGAAGTCAATAATAAGTGTACTGTTCGATGACGTACAATTTACAACCACATTGGCTGCTGGATCTATTTGAATAGATGCTCCGTTGCCTGCAAAATCTAAGTAGACAGATGTCTCGGCAAAAAGTATATTGTTAGCTCCACGTGCTATTTTCCAAAAACCACTATCTAGTCCGTACCATACTTGGTTGATATGAAGACCAGTTACAGTCTCTCCAGCAATACCGGTATTAGCAGCTGCTACTTCAAGTGTAGTATTAGATGTGAAAAGGACAACAAACTTGCCGCCCTTTTGGTTAATTAAAGTTCTACTCGCCATCTTGTAGCTCCAGTTGTTCTAAAAATTCAATCATCTGATCTGGATCTTCTTCAAGAATCTGCTCAAAGATTTCTTTGTTTTCATCAGATAAATTTTCGTAAATTGTATTAAGTAATTGAGTTAGTTCTTCGTCTTCTGTCAACTGTTCTGCTTCTTCTTTCATTGAAACTGGCTTTGAATATTCACCAGTTTGAAGAATACGATCATGTAAATCTTGAAGTGATCTATGCATGTCTTTGATATCGCCAACATGCCCCCAGTGTGGCTCGCCTTGATTGTAATTCTTCTTGCTTGTGACATTATCGTAATGATCCGACAAGCCTTTTTGAATACCCTTTAAAAGTTTTGAAGACTCATTGTGGTAGTATTGGAATTGTTTAGCTGCAACTTCACCTTCCACAATGTCTTCAACTTCTTCAGCAACTTTTTTAGCCAAATCCATTGCAGCAGTATACCCAGGAAGCTTTGATAATCTTTTCTGACGTTCAACAAATTCTTTTCTGGATTCATTTTTACCTTCTTCGATCATCTTAACTTTAGCGCCCATTTCAGTAGCGTCATCAAGTTCTGAATCAGAAAGATGTTCACCTACCTTGATACCATCAGAAAGATGTTTACCTACAGCGTGTACTTTAAATTTGCCTTTACCAACATCCTTAACATGAAGAGCCATAGGATGTACCTTAGACATCTCCTCATATACCTTCTCATCATTTCCAGGATTGTAACCGTGTTCTGTCTCACGACTTACTGTTTTAATGTTTGTTGCTTTGAACAACTTATCGTCTTGAGTACCACGATCGTCTAGTTTAGACTTAGCAGTAATATGCTTGTCCATAAACTTTTTTTCATCTTTGGACTTTGGAGCATATACCTCCAAAACCTGTTTAAGAGTTTTTGCCATCTGTTACTTCCTCGTAGTCAAAATCGTCTTCTTCTTGTTCTTGATCTTTAGGACCAAAGAAATGCTGAGCTACCTCAACCTTTTTTTGTTGAATGGAATCATACAGTCTACCTGCCATCAATTCATTAAATACGTCCTGCATCTTGGCAGGTTGTCCCTCGTAAGCATATCTTACTAGGTCACTCACCTCATAATGTGTCGCTGTGGTATCCATCTATACTCCTATTTATTGTTGCGGTTCTGGCGGTGGAGGTGGGTAGTAAATTTGATTGCTCAACTCTTCTTGAATCTGAGTATCCATCTGTTCCCTATCCTCATCGCTTTGTTTAAAAATATTGGATCTAATCCAACCATGCGAATAATATTTACCAATGTACGGAGTCAACTGTGCAGCTGCCTGAAGCCTTGAATTTAATACATCGGTCTCTTTTAACTCTTCATAGTAGTTATCTTTAGCAAAATCGAACTTAATTTGTTGCGACATGGACTTCCAGTCTTCAACAGTCACAATACCTTTTAATACTAATTGCTTCTCAAGACATTTCAAGAATAGAGTTGAAAACTTAGCCCTCATTCTACCAATGAATTTTGAGAACTTAACCTCATCCCTAGTGATCTCAGTAGCTCTTCCAATAGAGTATGTCTGCTCTGTTTGCAATCTAGTTGCTGGTACATTGAGAGATTGGTATAATTTCTTTTGAAAGTATTCAACATCTTCCATTTTGCCAAGATTCTCACCACCTGGCAAAGTAGTAATTTCTGTACCCTTGCCACCTTCACGACGAGGAAGCCAGTAGTCTTCCAACATGGTCATGAATTTACGATCATCTCTTACCTCACCAGTAGTAGCATCGTAAACTAATCTATTCTTATGACGAACCATCATATCACGAAGATATTGTTCCGCTTTCATCTTAGGCAAATTACCTACATCAATATAGAATATTCTTCTTTCGGGTGCTCTTGATATTCTGTAAATTACAGTAGCGTCTTCAAGAACTCTCAACTGATTCAAAGGCTTAATTGCTTTATGCAAATACGATATAACCATCGTACCGTTTGTATCCATCAAACCCGACGTACAATGGACTATAGAATCCTTTGCAATCTTAACACCAGTAGCTGAGTATGCAGCAGCACCGCTACCAATACCCTGTGCATTGTATCCTTTTTCATTATAAATGTAGTACTCATTAGCAGTCTGTGTTACTATAGCTTCAGTATTTTTGTCTCTCTTCTTTCTTTGCTCACGGACTTTTCTAATCTTTCTAGGATCAACATTTCTAAGCTCTTTGATACCTAGTCTAGGATTCTTTTCATCAATAATAGCATGGTAGTAGAGTCTACCGTCAATATACCATCTTTTGAAAATATCATATGATTTCTCTTCAAAGTTTAATAGATTCTTAACATTATTAAACTCTTCAATTATTACAGCTTTGATGTTGTCTGGATAATTCAAGCTGTTGAGATTGAGCTCAACTATTTTCTCATCTGTTTCCTGTACGATCGCTTCGTTTACAATCTCTTCTACAGCTCTATCAATATCTGCTGTAATAGACATATCTCTATATCTAGTAACTAATTCTGCTTCTGTTCTGGCAGTTCCTTCAAGATCTACATACGTTCCGTATGATCCTCCGGCTGCAACAACAACAGCACCATCATCGTTAGACGGCGGTGCAAAGGAAACGGGTGGCTCCTCAGGAGTAACCCGTTTAAATTCAAACCCAAACAAACTGGCCATATTTTATCCTATAATAGAAGAGGAGACATCCCCTTCGGTTCATTCCCAGTAGTCGTAAGACCAAGTAATAATATACTCTTCAATCTGATCCGCAAATCCCCAATCCAATGCAATCTCACTAATGTTTGTTGGGAAGCATCCAACCAATTTGACAATTTTCAATGGAGGTCCTTTTTTAGAATATTGATTGACTGTTAGGTCAACTTTATATTCATTAGGAAATGCTCTGAAGTTAGTTGTTCTTTGGTTGATAATATCAATCCATTGCTCAACTGCGTTTCTGATGATGAACCCTTCATCATTCATTACTGTAGTCTGCCAATCGCCATACTGTCTCTCACCAGCAATTTTAATTGTTCTGCCACCGTAAGGTACACTGATCTGTCCAACTTGAGAAGCTGGAAGGCTAGCAGAACGAACTAGGAAAGGACTGAACGGGATCAGAGCAGGCACTCCAGGTGGTGTAGACATAAACACCTGGAACAGCGCTGGTCTTGCAAAATCGGTAGTGCTTACTAGCGACTTAAATGCATTAATACTGAAAGCCATTTATTGTACTCCTTAATTAAAACTTACCAACAACTTCGTCGAAAGATACACCTGATCTTACTGCGACAAAGTTAAGTTGAATAAAGTTAATTGATTTTGCTGGCTTAACATATATATCTCCGACAAATTCATTTCTGTCGATCACTTCACCAGTGTTATTTGTATCATCGCAAACAACTCTATAGTCGTAAATACCTCTGCGACCTTGTACGTCTCTTAGGAATGGCTCAACAAGAGAAACAAACTGCGCTCTTGTAAATTCATCATTCAACTCGAATAACGAGAACTTAGCTGCAGTGGCAATTGCTTTCTCAAGTACGATGAACAATCTACGTACGTTGATACGGTCAAAAGCACTAGGCTTAGAAAGAGCTGTCTTATCGCCAAACAAGATTGTACCTTGGCCAGGGAATGTTGCAACTGGATTGATACCATTTTTATACAATAGATCTCTATCTGCTTTATCAGGATTGTACGCTAGTTTAACAAGGTTCTTAATCTGTCCACGGTTAAAGCCAGCTGGAGAAAACCATGGATCTCTTGTTGTATCTGTACGAACACATAAACCTGCAATATCACCGTTCAACGGAACATAACGGAAGATATCGTTATATTTGTCATACTGATATTTGTAACCTGAATCAATTACTAGATATGAAGACGATCTGCATGAGTTTCTAAAAGTAACTGTATCATCAGACTCATCTTGTGCTGTATTGTTAACAACATCAGCCTTATCTGGAGAAGCAAGTACGATACAGTCTTTACGAGTTTCAGCAATGTTATCTACTAAGTAGTTTGCAATCTGCTCGCCGTTTGTGCCACCTCTTGACTTACCAGTCATTACTAATGATATATCAACATCTTCTGCAGATGCAAACAAGTCATATCCAGCTAGAACTGTACCAACTGATACATCCGATTCGCTGTCACCATCTTGACCTAATTGGAAAGAGAGGTACAAAGGTGCAGTGTTAACACTAGCTATATTCAACGCTGTATTAGCTGGAGCTGTTGATCTATGATTTCCAAACCATACATATTTACTG